TTTGCCGTTTATAGGTAGATAGGACAACCGGAACGATAATTGCGAGAAAAGCCGTATATTTGCCGTACAGTTCATTTAAACGTAATGAGATATACAAAGTATTGGTAAGAACAATAAAGCCTCTTAAAATGGAAATTCGCCGCAAATAACTTGCAAAGTGAAAGCAACGTTTTAAGGAGGGACGGGGACAAAAGACAAAGAGAGCCAAACAGCCGATAAGGAACAAAGGCGCAAAAGTCGATTTTACCCCCGTTGCAGATTAAAGAGGTTGGAAAATGGAAAAATTAAACAAAGGGCATAAGAACCGGAAGCCCTCCGGGTACAATAAGCGAACCGAGGAACAACGAGCGTATGACATTGCGTTTTGTTCCCGTTTGTTTTTACGTGGGTACACCTACAAAGAGATAACCGAGGC